CTCTGAGCTCCCCCATCGAAGTTAAAAGTGTTGTTTTGACGTGACCCTAATGTAACAAAGGGTTGGGCGTCTAGGAAAGGCATAAGTGCAATATGACAATCCCAATTCCCGGCAGCTAAAGTGGGGGGTTTCGAGACTGTTGTTTGTTGCTTGATGCACCTAACCACGGACATCCCTGTTTCAACGTCAGGCCAACCAGCTAAATTCTTCAACGGGTTGTCATGGAAGGGATCCACCGCTGCAATGAACCAGTCCCGCCCAGACTGAGTTAACCCAATCTGCGGACTGTTCGCCCAGCGACTTAGTAGTGCTTCACCACGTGACACTTTGCCTGTCGTACTAGACATTTAAAATTTTCAAACTTTTCATATCTCAGACCAAGACATACACATGGTGGCCGTTTTTCACCTTTCTTCTCCAGGCGTGTGGAAAAAACTAAACACACACCAGGGCACCCAGGAATCGATTACTCGAAACCCAGGTACAAAGACCGAAAGGTTTTAAAGGGACTTTGGTCCCCAAAGCAGCCCTCTTCATGCTGAAAATCATCAATCTCTGTCCTGCTTTCCAGAAAGTCAGGATGGTCGTACAAGAATTTACAATATTGCAAAGCAACATTGCACAATTCAGGTACTGGTATCAGATGAACAGCGAGAACATAGGACCGGATCCAGAATTCAGCTTTGGACATAGAATTATCCAGAGGAACATAACAAATAGAAGAAGCAATCTTCTCTACTCGAGGGATTGGAACGTAACATCCAAATGTCTCGCTCCACCCACAATATGATCCAAGGAAACTATGTCTCGGGTCAACCCGGCCACCTTCTTCGGATTCAGAGTGAAATGAAGCAGAAGGCTTCAACTCCATCCCGAACTCAGCATAAGTTTCACGCATATTGGCAAGATAATCTTCAACTGACACACCTAATTTCTTGTGCATAAATCCAGAAAGAAAATCATCTCCATATATGAAGTGATCCCAGTACTTATCAATTTCCGCCTTAGTAAGCCTAGCTTCGCTACCGAAGATCTTAACCAACATCTTAAAACACTCGTAAATTTTGATAACGACGTGAAAGATACAGTTGTCTCCAGTAGTAGCACCGGACCCAGAACAATTACCAGTAGCGAGAACAACAATGTCACCATTCGGGAGAATCACATGCGGATGCTCCGTATAGTATCGAGTATAGTCATACAACGCCATAAAATCCAATATCTCTTTAGGGATATCGCACCTTTCTTTTTGTAACCATTCTGTATAAGGTATTCCATTGATTAGAAGATGTTTTGACCTGATGTTGTAAACGATGCGCATATTACAATTTTTATCGTAACGGCTAACATCACCTTCAACTCTCAAAGTGAATCTCTTTAATCGGCCTATGAGTCGATTGAACCCGCGATATTCCTTGGTCATACCATATTGAATCCAGTGCTTCTCATGTTGAGCGCACATCTTTTCATTTTGGCCACCAAGAAACATGGTCTGGCGGAGTCCATGATCGGCATCGGGAATCTCAAACAAACGCAGTTTGGATTTCCCACCCTGAGCAATACTAGACACCTCTTCCTCAGGAAGATACTCATCTTTATTACAACAAGTATTTAACGGAATTGTGTCAGTTGACCAAATGCGTTCCAAGAATTCTTTCTTCGGACACAGAACACCGTCTCGCATCTCATAGAGATCCTTCTTCTTAGGGTATCCTCGTTCCTTCCAGTATTTTCCACTAGAGGCATTTAGGTTTTGCTCAAAGTCCACTTTAGGGCCAGCTCGAATATAGCTGAAATAGGAGGTTGCAACATCCATGGCTCTATGGAACAACTCATTATTGGGTTGGACCAATGGCGTGTCAAACTTCTTTGACGCAATGTCGGTATTCTCCCTATTCTGCTTAACTCTATAATAAGTAGCCTTCGCCTCCAACGCAGACACATCTATCTTTCCACTACTCTTGAACTGTTGAAAGTAAGGGTCTGGTGTGATAGTATATGTCGCCGCGTCTTTAGAATGTGGCTGCCTAAAAGAGGTGGCACTAACAAAAGTGACATGCTTATAGGGCAAATGGGGTGATTCCTCAAGGAACCTCTTTGTTATCTCAGGAGGATAAGTGAGGTCCTTGTAGGGCTCTGCTCTTTCCGGGAATCGCGGAAGAGCTTGCCATGGGATTCAATCGGACCATCCAGCTGGAAATAATCCAGCTGCGGCCTTGCCACACCACTCCAAAAAGGCTCGGGTGTTGCAAATGATAAAATTATTAGAATTCAAACGCCCACCATGAAATCCAATAGTGATATACGTGGAGCTAAAAACAGGCATCCCGGAATCACCATTTTCGGTGTCGTTATTGATAGTCATATTACAATTATCAAACGGTATCATTTCCCCATGGCTGTGAGGGGAAGCGCGAAACTCCACTCCTTTGGGAGTCTGACGTTTAACCAATGCAAATGCGGTTTTAACGTCTTCACGCTTTACTTCTGATTGAGGTGCAAAAGAAACACCTTGCAACGCGGGCAGGGAACTCGATGGAATAATCAAGCAATCATATTCTTTACTCTGGACTGCCTTTTCGATTAAGGAAATAGGCAGCTCAACTTCTCCAGAAAGAGCAGAGTTACTAACAGAATAGTAATGCGTTCGGCAAAAAAGATCAGGATTCAACTCCTCAGCATAAAACACATGCCTCGGGAACCTGTAAAAAGTAACCGTTTTTCCACCAACCTGAAGTTTACACCCCTGGCCGTGACCAAACAACTGGTTGTTACGCCAAATAGTAAAGGTTGATCCAATCAAGCCTTTAATATTATTGTCTGTCGTGTCAAGGGGAAAAGTCATACTACCAGGAGTTTTACATTCACCAACACGTGGAAGTTTTTCCAACACCACCTCAGCAGTTTCAACTTTTTGAGGTTTAGTTTTCGAGGCACTCTTAACTGTTAAAAACTCAGCACATTTAAGGCAAATGGGTTTATTGTCAGGATGCTTCTTAAACTTCATCACTTGGCTCTTTGAAAATTCACTTCTAGGTTTCTTCTCATCACACGATTTGCATACAATATTCAGGTCCAAGACGGGCATGTTGGGTTTAACAACCGCCGTTTTCTTTTCTGCTGATACTTTGTTAGCCTCAAAAGGGATTTCGATCCTAGTCATA